GTCGAGAACCATTCCCATGCCGGTCCGGCCTGCGACGGCATTCCAGCCGATCTTGCGTACAACGCCGTTGAGCATGGCCCGGACCATGGTGCCGACAGGAACAGCAAAATCGATGCCTGCGTGCGGGTACCGGCCTCGGGAAGCTCCGAAACCGGAGGTGATGACACCACCAGCCGGACGTGCAAAGGAACCCAGCGGCCCGTCGTACGTCATCGGCCCGCCGTCGGCCTGCTCGTCCTTACCGCGAATCCAGTCAAGAGCCTTCTCGATGGCCCCTGACGTCGCACGCTTGGCAAGGTCACCAATTCCTGAATCCGGCAGCATTGCCGCCAGCCCGTCTTTCAATGGGTTCAGGATCAGGCCGGCAGCCTTCGCGAGACCTCCACGGATCCACGAGACAGCACTGGAGAACGCCTTGGACACGCCGCCTGTGAAGTCCGACCAGAACCCGCCGACGCCTGCATGGGACTGCATGCCACCAGCGAGGGCATCTTTCGGCATCTGCTGTTTCCCAGCCAGCATGGCCTCGGTTTGCGTTGCCGTGTACACGCGGCCTGGACGGCCAAAGTCCACGAGCTCAGGCCCTTCCTCACCGACGAGTGCCCAGCCGCCCTTGTGCAGACCACCCTTCGCGAACTTGGGGATGGTGGCTAGCTCGGGGAGTGGATCGCCTCCGACGATGGAACGCACTTTGTTCAGAGCCTTGCGTAGCCCGTCGTTGTAGACAGTCCCGATGACGAAGTTGATTGGCGCTGCCGCGATGTTGCGGATGGTGTTCCAGATTTCTTTGATGCCCTCGACGCCGCGTTCGAACGCCGGCTTCACCTTGTCCTCAATGAATCCACCAAGAGCCGTGAAGACCGGCTGAATATGGTTCTCCCACACGTCCTTGATCGTCGACGAGATTCCGTCCCAGACCGGCTTGATGATGTTCTTCCACAGCCACGTGAAGATCGGTGCCACCACGTTCTGGATGACCCACTTGATGGTGTGGAAGATGGTCGAGATGATGCCCCAAGCGATCTGAATGGCTCCGGAGATCGCAATCCAGACTGGTCGGAGTACGTTCTCCCATAGCCACTGGAAAGCAGGGGCTAGGACGTTGTTGACGAAGCCGACGAGTGCGTCGAACGTGGGTTTGATGATGCTTTCCCACGCGAACTTCACCGCGTTCTGGATCGCTTCCCAGGCCGCGTTCATGATGTTGCGGGCAGTTTCGTTGTTGTTGTACAGCCAGACCAGTGCGCCCACCAGAGCGCCAATGACGGTGATGATGAGCCCGATCGGGTTAGCGGCAACTGCGGCGTTGAAGAGCAGCATCGCTGCACGGGCGGCGTGAATCCATCCGGTTACCGTGGTGATGATCTTCATTGCGATGAGCCCTACAACGAGGCCAGCCACCACGGACGCAACGAGCTGAACGGCTTCCTTGTTCTGCTGGAACCAATCGAAAGCGCTCTTCAACGCCGGGATCAGGGTGTCGCGCAGGAACGAGCCAACCGCTTCACCGACTACTTTGGCCTTCTCCTCCAGAGGACCGAGCCACTCGATGGCCTTCGAAAAGAAATCGCGTACCAGCGGGTACACATCGGACATCAGGTTCGCGCCAACACGGCCCAGGGCGGCCATCGTGTTTTTGAACGCGCCCGTCATCGTTTCGCCGGACTTTTGCGCGGCGCCGCCCATTCCGCCTTCCATGGCGTTCTGGAATGTCGCGAAATCGATCTCGCCCCGGGATGCAAGCTCCCGGACCTCCTCGGCCGAGGCACCCAGCTCCTCACCGAGGAGTTGCAGGATGGGAATGCCACGCTCGCCCAGCTGGGCGAGCTCCTCGCCCTGAATCTTCCCCTGGGCAGAGATCTTGTTGAAGATGGCGCCCATCTCGTCAAAACCGATTCCAGCGATCGTCGCCGAGTCACCGATAAGGGTGAGGGTCCGCTCGAGTTCTTGACCGGGCTTCACACCGGATGCGACAGCGCCAGCTGCGGCCGTCGCTGCTTCACCCAGACCGAAGCTCGTGCCCTTCACGGACTCGTTGGCGTTCTGCATGATGGTCTCGACGGTCTCGATGTCGTGTCCGAGGCCCGTCAACTTCGCCCGAGCGTCCTCGATGGCCTTGAGGCGGCCGAACCCCTTGGTAAGCGCTGCGGCAAGGCCCGCCCCGATTCCGGCGATGCCCACCGCTGCACCAGCCTTAAGCGCACCCCCAATGCGGCCGCCTGCTTTTTCAGCAGGGCCGGTTGGAAGCTTGTCGGTTTCTTTGCCCACCTCACGCTGGAAGTCTTTGAAGGAGGGGCGGATGAGCACTTCTGCGACGCCAATTGTGGGCATTCCGAGCCTCCCTAGGTACGCGAAAGGGCCGCCTCTGTTGCGTGAGAGGCGGCCCTTCTTGTGGGGTGCGATTTAGATGTCAGTTGCGTCGAATCCGAACTGTTGAATGAAGTCCTGTGTCCAGGTGCGCTCGGCACGCTCAATCGCCTTGTCGATCTCGGTGCGTGGAGCGGGGAACGGGGATTCTGCCGGAGGTTTTCCGCCGGCGGCCGCGATGGTGGCCTGCCTGTTCTGCTTCAGCTCGTGGACGATCTCGCGGAGAATCTTCGCGTGGAGATCGAACTCGGACGTGCGCGGCGCCCACTCTTCTTCCAACTGTGGCATGGCCGCGATAGCTTCCGCGGCTTCAGGGTCATTGGCTATAGCCTCGTTGAGCCGGCAAGCGGCGGGCAGCATGTCGATTAGGTCGAGCAGGCCAACCCACCGCCCTGCCGCATACCACTCCGCGAGGTCCACACCGTACTCGGAGAGTAGGTCGGCGCGAACCTCGCGGCGGTAGCGGGTGATTAGCTCTCGGAGGCGTTGCCGTTTCCCTCGTCACCGTACGATTCCTCGTAGTAGGCAATCGCCGCCTGAACGACGGCGGAGAGCTCGCGCACGGACAGCTTTTCCGCCTTCAGCTTGTCGGCGTCGGCCGTGGAGAGCCACTTGCTCAGGACGCCCCAGCTCGTGGAGTTCCGGTTGAGACCGGAGAAGATTTCCTCAGCCTCGACCGATTCCATCGCGTACACGTCAGGGAACGTGACGATCTTGGAACCTGACAGAGAGACCCGGAACGGGTCAATCTTCTTGATTTCCTTGCGGAGCTTGGACAGGGACAGGTTGACTGCTGGACGCGTGGTCATTGGGAAAACCTCCGGGTGTGAGGGTTGGCTACTTGGCTGGCTTGGGCTTGGGCGTCTGCTCCGGTGCCGGGTTCAGCGGCTTGTCGTCGGCGGACTTCTTGTCGGTCTCTACTTCGACAAACCCTTCGGCGCGGAGCTGTGCGGCCTCGCGCGGCAGGTCGGTTTCGATGGTGAGATCACCCTTCTTGAAACGGGCCATGATGTGCTCCTAAAAGATTCGGGCGTGAACGTAAAGCTGGGCGCACCGCACACCCGGAGACGGTGCGCCCAGCAGTCTGTGGGTGGGGTTAGGCGGCGGCCTGAGTGAACCCGAGCACGTCAGTGGAGGCCGCGGCACCGGTGCCGCCGAGGTAGTGGCGAACCGGGACGCCGACCTCGTCGTCGGTGAAGACGTTGAGGGTCAGCTGTCGCGATGCTGCGCCTTCGCGGCCCCAGACTTCTTCGCCTGTGGCGTTGAGCTTCACGGCGCCGTATCCCTTGCCGAGGATCCACTGATTCGCGGCGGGACCGTCAGCACCGATGATTAGCAACCGCCATTCGGCGTCGACGGGCAGGTCTGGTTCGTCGATGACGATTTCACCGTTGGTGGCCTGCTCCACGGCGGAGAGGTCCGTGCCGTAGATCAGTTCGTACATGTGGCGGCGGCCGGTTTCCAGGGCCGTGAACGACACGGACCGGGGGACACGCGTCACGTCGGAACGCACAGGGGAGGCGTACCCGAGTGCGTCGATGTCTTCGGACTCGATCTCGCGCGAGAAGTTGTATCCGTCCGGGGTGACAAGTCCAATCGGAAGGAATCCGAGAGCCTTGATGTCGATGGGCTGGGAATCCGGGCCAGTGATGGCGGCCGGCAATTCTACGGTCTTGGGTGCGATGAAGGCCACGGCCTTCTTGATCTTGCGGACAAGCTTCCGCTCGTCTGCTTCATCCTGAATGGTCGAGAACGTGGGCATAACAGTTTTCCCCTTCCAAGGGCGTCAGTCAGGTTGGTGTGGTTCCCCGGCGTGTTTGTGGGGTCTAAGTGATCGGCCTTGAGGTGACGAGGAAGCGTGCCTCGGCCTTGTTGAGCTTGTCCGAGATGTAGGGCACCTCGGTTGGTACTGACTCGACGGCGATTTCGTCGAGGTACCCGGACGGGGTTTCGATGGAGTCACCGACGATGGACGCCCGGATTGACTCCAGCGTGTTGACGGCCTGCTCGCCCGGGGCATAGACCTCAATCGTCACCCGGTCGACTCGGTCGACGTACCCTTCAGTGCCGCCCATCGTGTAGATCAGAGCGATCGGGAAGGGCTCCTCGAGCGCGCCGCGCGAGTCGGTGGGGAGACGATAGACAGCGCGCACTGGATTACCGAGGTGCTCGGCCTCATCGATTAGGTCGAAAAGGCAGGCGCGAGTGTCGGGGAAGACAAGCGCTTCGATCATCCGCGCACCTCCATGGATCGTGCGACACGGAGCAACACCCCGTCGCGCCAGTCCCGCCAATGCTTCGTCGTCTCACGGACTGCGGCGCCCGCGCGCCTATCGTTCGCCCAACCGCCCGTGACGATCGCGGGAGCGGACGCGTAGGTGCTGTCGCCGACGGAGTTTGCGTTACCGGCCAGATCCATCGCGGCGTCATTGCACGCCCGGCCCGCGACCTTCGGGTCCGCAGCCAGCTGCTTGATGCCGCCAGGCAGCGCCCGATAGTGACGCGACCCAGGGACTCGCTTCATCGCCACCATCAGCCCATCACCAACCCCACCTCAGATCCGGCCGGCCACTCACCAGGCCGCCCGTCGACCTGCCACGTCCCTGCCATCCGGTTGGGCGCGTCGATGCGGATTCGGTCCGTCGAGTAGTACCGGAACGTCGTGTCCTCGTCGTACAGAACCGCCGTCACGTCGGCCACGTCGGAACGGTCCACGGGGTCATTCGTTGCTCGCGGCGCGACCAAGAGCCGGCCGCGCGGGATTTCCTGATCCTCTAACGGGTTGCCCTTGTCGTCACGGCCGCCAGAGCGCAGCACGGTCACCGGGCTCTTCCACGCGTCGGGGAGTCGTCCAGCGGGAGAGAACATGGCCAATCACCAGCCCAAGTATTCGCGTTCGGACATGACCGCCGGCCCAGGGCGACGTGCGGGCGCCGGGTGCGTCGTGAACGCTTTCCGATTCCGTGCGGAGCCGCCGAGGATTCGCCGGTCATTCTTAGTCAGGTACAGGACCGCGTCGGCGTCCCGGTACTGGAACGTCTGACTGAATGGGCCCGTCGTGTCGGTCCGTTGAGTGACGCCCGGGTCCCGGTCGTCGGGCCGCTCGAGGGCACGGCGAACCATCCCGCAGACGATGATCTTCACCGCCTCGTCGTCGAGCGTCCCGGCCGCGATCCGCGCGTCGACGTCCGGGTACCAGGCCCGGAGCAGCGTGGAGGCATCCTCGAGGAACAGCGTCACCGTGTCCTGGTCGAGGTCGGCGGGCATGCTCGACCACCGCTTCTGCAGGTCTTGGTAGGTTGCGTATGCCGCCATCGGTGCCTCCTAGCGGTCAGCGGCGCCGGGTGCGCGCCGTGCGGGTCTTCGGCGCGGCCTTGACCGAGGACGTCAGCGGGGCTTCATCAGTCTGCTCTTCGGCCTCGTCCGCCTCTTCAGCAGCGCCGTGGGCCTCAGCCTCGCCGTTCTCGGAAGCGTCGTCTTCGGTCGACTCGTTGTCGGCCGTCGATTCTTCCTCCTCCGGGGCTGGCGTCTGCTCTTCGGCCTCGTCCGTGCGGAGCACGTGCGCACCTACTTTGGCCCAAGACGGGACGGCGTCGCCGGGCGCGAAGTGATGCACGCGCCGATGCTTATCAGTCACCACCGTGTGGGCTGCGAAAACCTTCTTGCTCATGGGTGTTTCCTTCCTGGGAAAGCAGTGGCGGCCGGCCCGAACGGAGACCGACCGCCACTAGCGGGGTTCCCTGTCGCAGGGTCGCTCTACTAGGAGAGGACCGTGCCCTGCAGGGTCAGGTTCGGGTTGACGAGCACCGGCAGCGAGATCGCGTCGGCAACCGCCGTCGCAATGTGTGGAGGCAGGTCTCCCTTGTGCACGGACGCAACGATGCCGGGAAGCTCAGCTTCCTCGATCTCGTAGTCCGCGTCCGTCGCAGCCAACGTCAGACCCCACAGGGTGGCGCCGAGATCCGTAGGCTCTTCAGCCTCCGTGGACAGGAACGGATCCGGCAGGAAGAGAAGGCCGGTGTCCGGGATGATGCGCCCCTGCGAGGTGCGGGCGTCGTTGACGACGAGGCGCGGCAGGTTGTGCGCGGCGAGAATTGCGTTGATCTCGTCGATCGGTGCCGGGCGGGTCGCACCGTTGGCACCGGTCACCGCGAACGTGTCGTGGTTGGCGATGACGCGCAGCACGCGAGAGGACACGAGGATGACACCAGCGGACTGGCCGTTGGTCTCACCGTAGATGTCGTTCCAGGCGGTCATGTCGGACAGGGGGTTCGCCCCGGCACCGTCCCACAGGTTCGCGGCGGTCTGCGAGTGGTTCGCTGCACGACCAAAGTCGTCGTCCGACTTGAAGTTCGGCTGGTTGATCGTGGCCTTACCCGTGTAGAGGGTCTGGCCGCGCAGCCGGTTCGCACGGTCGATGGTCGCCTTGACGGCCTTGCGGACCTCACGCTCGACGGCGCGGCGGACCGCGTCATCGGAGGCGTTGCGGATGCGCAGCTGCTTGTACTCCGACACGGGCCGGATCTGGCCAAGAGCAGGGAGTTCGACGAGGAACGACTCCGCGGTTTCGCCGCCGTCGAATTCGAGCTCTGCGTCGTACGCGCGGTACTTCGCCTCGCTAACCTGCAGCGAACCCTCACCCTTGGTGATGCGGACGCTGATGTCGTCGTGCGGGACGTTCGGGAGCCAAGCCGCCAGCGAGTTCGCGTCGGCGTCGATGTCTGCCGCAGCAGCGCGGGCGAACCCGGTCAGCTCGGCAGGGGAAATGAGATCGGTCCAAAGAGCCATTTTGTGTAGCCCCCCTTTCTTAGACGAAGACGATCGTGGTTGCGGACGACTTCTCGGCTGCTGCCGGGGCCGTGAAGTCGCCCGGGACATTGGCCGTCACGACGCGACCGTGGTCGTACAGGGCGGCCGGCACGTCGGTGGTGCCGGAGACCGGAGTGTCCGTGAGGACGAAGCCAGCGAGGATGCCAGCACCGGTGACCGTGGCCTCCGCCGAGTCGTAGGGGACGAGCACTCCGGACACCTTGGCCACCGGGGTGCCAGACGGGATGTAGCCGTCGGGGTAGTGGGTGGACTCCGTGAACGCGGAGACATCGATCATTTCGGTGCGAGCGTTACGCAGCGCGTGGGCAGCGCCCACCCACGAGTAATCGCCGCCACCGTAGGTCTCAGTCGTGAGACGAGGCATGGCTTAGTTCCCTTCTGTTAGTCAGCCTGTTTTTTGTTGCGCGAGTAGCGCGAGGTGTAGCGGTCACGGCCGCTGTCCATCAGCGAGCCGCTGCCTGGCTTGTCGCCGTTGCGGCGAGTTCCCGAACCCGGTACCGGGTCCGAGCCACCCTTCTGCGTCTTGACCAGCTTCGAGATCCGCTCAGCCGATGACAGGAAGGACTCCGCGTCCTGACCAACCACGAGGTCTTGGTAGTCCTCCGGGACTGGGTGCTTCGCCAGGGCGGCTAGGCGCCAGTTCTCGCGCTCGAGCTGTTCCGCGCGCTCGGACGCTTCCTTCGCGCGCTTCTCAGCCTTCTCTTTCTCGGAGAGGTCCTTCTCGGTGAGCTGGTCGTACCTGTCCTGCAGTGCCTTGAGGTCGGCCTCGGCCTTCTTCTTCGCCGCACGTTCGGCCTTGAGCGCCTTCTGCCCGGCCTCGCCGAGCTTCTCGTTGCCGTCCCCGTCGCCCTCGTTCGGCTTCGGCTCTCCCTCACCCTTCGATGCGGGATCATCACCGTTTCCGCCCTCATTGGACTTTGGGGCCGGATCGGGTGCGCCGCCCGGGTTGCCCTCGACGAATCGGGCGCCCTGCATGCCAATCGCTGACATGTAGTAGGGGACCGGCTCGCAGAGAGGGTGCGTGCGCGCGGGGGTGCTGTGGCTGGTCATAGTGTGCTCCTTCGGGTGGTTGCCCCGTCGCGGGGCGACAAAACCCAAGCCCGTCGCAGGCAAGGGAAAACTAGGGGACCGGCGCTCACAGGAGGAGCGGGTCGTAGACGCCGTCGCGTAGCAGGTCCGGGTGCTGGCGGCGCATCACCGCGGCAATCGTCTTGATGTCAGAACGGGTACCTGCTTCGTTCGCGGCCTCGTTGTAGATCTCGTACATGCCCTCCGGGTCGTAGCCCTCGGGGTAGTCATCCCACGAATCCAGTGGGGTCGGGACGCAGTCACATTCGCCGTGGTACTTCTCGCCGTCGGACCCGTACTTCGCGGACTTTTCTGACAGGTAGACGGCGTCACGGGAGGCAAGGACCATGCAGAACGCACAGGTCTTCTTACCGGTCGGCACGCGCGCCCACATCCGGCCGTCACGGTCCGCATTCCAGGCGACCGTGTCGCGGCCCGGCTGCTTCACCCACTTGTCCGTGGCCACACGCAGCAGCCCGAGGGTCGCCGACGGGTTCTCATGGAACAGGCCGTCGGCGGCGTACCGGATACCAGCCTGCACACGCTCGGCGGTTACCGAAGCCGCGAGCGTCGTACCGCGTGCGGTGCCCGTGGTCTTCTCGTACCAGTCCGCGGCGATCGCCGCCGACGACTGCCCGTACACCTCCACCAGCAACGGCAGGAACTCGAGCAGCGCATTGCGGGCCGCTTCCGGCCGCGCCACGTCGAGGGTCGCAAAGAATCCCTCGAGCTCGCGGACCACGAGCGTGGACAAGTCCTGGTTAGACGTCCGGTACTGCTCGAGGTCCGCGCGCTGCACCATGGCTAGTCACCTGTCCTGATCGTGATCGGATCGCCCTCAATGAACTCGACGCCTTCAAGACCGGCGAGGCGCGCCGCGGAGTCCGCGGTGACGCCGGCGCGGCGAAGAACGCCGAGCGCGTCAGCCCGGTCACGCAAGCTCGTCTGCTCGCCCTGACCGGCACTAGTGTCGGTACCGCGCGCGGCCGCAGAGAGCAGCTCGAGCCGCTGGGCCCCGAGCACGCGCTGACGCTCCTGCTTCAACCGGTCGATCTGGTCGATATCGAGGCCGAACATCTCCAACGCCGTATCCGACTCGGCAGCCCAGGGGAACGCGGCCACGAACTTCTGGGCCGTGTCCGCCTGCACCGACTTCGTCAACGTGGCCGGCGACAGGAAGTCCGGGCGCAAACTCTTCAATGTCGACCGCGCCGTGTCCGAGAACTCGCCGTAGGTCAGCCGAATCACGGCCTCGGCGAGCATGCGCCGGGCCGCACCGATCGGCTTCAACTGGTCCTCGACCCGGGAGACGAGCTCGGCCTCAGCGGCGCGGATCGCATCGGCCGAAGCCGGATTGTCTTGGATGATGCCGAAGTAGGAGACCGGGATGCCAGTGTCCGCAGCGATCATCATGCTGATCGCGCGCAGCTGATCGTTGTGGGGTTGCTGGGACGCCTGCGGCAGGAACTTCAGATCGGCCCGCTGCAGCTCGCCGACCTCCTCGTCGTACGTGTCGGGGACGCCCCACACGCCGCCGATCATCGCATCCAGCGGCGAGACCCGGTTACCCTTCGCATCCTGGAAGTGTGCTTCATCGGCGCCCATCAGGGCCGCACGCGGCGCTGAGTAGAACTCTGCGTTGACCTCGCCGCGCAGCAAGGTGCGTGTCGCCGCGTCGGTGTGACCCATGACCGCATTCGTCATCAGCGACGTCCCGAACGGCTTCTCCAACGAGAATCCCCACCGGTACGGCACGCACGGAACGAAGCCAGCCTCGCCCTTGTACTCGTGCGTCACTTGCCATGCGTCCCGGCCGGAGCCGACCCGCTCAAGCTGCAACGTCCAGCCCGGAAGGAACAGGTACATCTCCGACTTCGATACGATTTCAAGCGCAGCCGTCACACGGCCCGTGCGCATGTCTGTCTCCGCCGTCGCCTCAATGGCCGAACGGGCCGCGAAGACCAGCTCCGGCTCGTCCTGCGACTGGTCGCCCTTGGTGACGAACATAAACGCGCACGAATGTAGGCCCGCTGACTCAATCGCCGCGCGCTCCAGCATCTGAACGTACGGATCCTGCAGGGTCTCATTGATCTTGTCCAGCAGCTCCGACCGCGTCTTCAGGCGGTACCCGTCAGGGCGGACACGCTGCACCGGCACCCGGACCGCCTTAGCCGGCCACCCAATCGCCGTCTGAAAGCTCTGCATGTGCGGCGGGATGGAGAACCCAAGCTTGTCGAGCTTGCGCTCCATCTCCATATAGTCCGTGCGCAGCTGGTTCCGGCGCCGCTTGGACCGGATCGTCCGGAGCATCCGGTTGAAGATGGTGCGCTCATCATCGGTCAAGACACGGGCCACAACCGCACCTCCTCACTGCTAAGCGGCTATCGCGCCGCGCGTCTTCTTCCGTGCCGCCGGGCGGCGGCCAAACTTCTTCGCACCAAACAAGGCGCACGTCGTCGCCATCGTCGGGGTCAAATCCACGCTGAAATCGGTTCGGTTGAACTTGAAAGCGCCAGCCTTGCCGAACTTCTCTTTCGTCGTGCCCTCGATCGAATCGTCCAGTTGCTCCTGGCCAAAGTGACTGATCGACCTGAACCGGTGCACACTGTCGTCGAGCATTCCGCAGGCCTGCGAAAACTCCGCCGCGCCGAGCACGTAGACCCGCATGCCCTTACGCTTCAACGACGCCTCGAGCGACCGGATCGGCGAGAACGCGTCCATCACAATCGGGACGCGCTTCTTACACCGTCTCCACAGCCAGTCCGCGATCTGCCTCTCAGACATCGTCGACAGGTCAACCGGCTGATCATCCGTGGACACGTCATCAATCAGCTCAAGGTGGAAGCAGTCGTCCGGGGCGAACACAGCCGCGGCCATCGTCACGCGGGTGCGTTCCGGGTTCATGTCCAAACCGATCGCAGCGAGCGGCCAGTCGACCGGCACCTCCTCCAGGAGGAGCTCGTTCCACGACTCCATGGAGAATGCCTTCGACCCGTCGCGGGACTGCGGCCACATGTTCAACCGCTCACGAAGGAACGACGCCGCCGAGAAACTCGTCAGCTCATCATCGATCGTGTCCTCGAACATGCGGATGCCCAGGGCTGGGTTTGCTTCCGCCCAGTTCGCCTTGTCCGCGGCGAACCGGGCCATCTCGTCCGGCTTCATCTTGTCGATGTCACCCGCCGGAGACCACTCAAGGTACGCAGTGCGCTTACTCTTCCCCTTCAGCGCGCTACTGCGGATACGGACGAACGGCTCGCCCTTCTCCTCCAACCCCTCCGGAGGGGTACCCATGTAGATCGTCACCGGCTGGCCTGACGGCGCGGACGAAATCGCAGGCTTCAGCGCCTGAAGCTCTGCCTCCTGCAGATCCTGGGCCTCGTCGAGGACCAGAACGTCCGAGGTGTAGCCACGCCCGGACCCTTTAGACCGGGCCACGAACTCCACGAGTCCGCCGTTGTGCAGCTCGATCGCTTCCTGCCCGTTGGTGTTCCGGATTTCCTTCACCAAGGCGTTCAGCTCAGGGTAAGTCGCGTTCTTGTCGTTTTTCGTCTCGCCGAAGAACTGCTTCAGCCGGCGGAAAGCCTTACGCGCGGTCTTGACCTCGTGCGCCGTGTGAAGGATCTTCAACCCGAGGATTGCCATCGCGAACAGCTCGAATACCTCGAGTGCGCCGTTCTTGCCGTTCTGGCGAGGAACTGAGAGTCCCCAGATGGTGGCCGCCCACTTGTCATGGCAGGTGCGACGCATCCACGACTTCAGGACCGTCTGCTGCCACGGATCAGCTTCCAACCCATAGCCAGCGGCAAGCTCGATCGCATCAACAGCATCCGAGAGAGACGACTTCGCAGGCCTCGGGGCGATGCACACGCGCGGGATCTGGCTTCCCTTGAGCACGAGTCATCACCACCTCAACGGTTACCTACGCTGCTTCACCCTTTCGAACGGAGTCACGTTCTCCGGCAGTTCAGTTTCCGGGCGCGTATTCACCTCGGCTGCCTTTGAATCAAGGCCAAGGGACTTGAGTAGCTGAGCGAACGCAAGCGACTGCTGCCGGGCCTCGCCAAGGACGCTCTGAAACTTCACCTCGACCGTGAGACGGTCATCGCCGAGGTCGTCCTCCTTGGGCACGACGGACCGGAACTGCATCAGCTCTAGAACACCCTTGCCGCGGATGACTGAGTCGAGCTCATCCAGACGGTCAGCCGTCCGGGCCGCCTCCAGCACCACGGAATTTCTAACGGGGTCCTCGGTGGCCAACTCCTGCCAAATCTTCGCCCCACGCTTACCCAGACCGGGTGGCCGGCGCAGCTCGCCGGACTTCGTAGGCCGTGGCCGCTTCGACGTCGTCGTGGTCTTCTTCGTGGCCACGAGGCACCTCCTCAGTAGACGAGGAGCATGGACTCCCGCCTGGTAGCGAAGTTCGGGGCAAACAGCCGGGACGTGTCAGGGCGCCACCGTGTCGACGGCAAGTACACCCGATCAAGGATCAGCCCTTGTAGCGCCTTGTGTCTCATGTTCGCCAGGACGCGTATCTGGCCAGCGCCCTGCGCTTTGATGATCGCGAAAGCTCCGTCGCCTTCACCGCCGTCACGTGCAATCGTTACGGGCGCGTCATGGGTTTCATCGAGAGCCTGCGCCAAGGCACGGGATGCCGTGCGCAGCTGCTGATCATTACCCACGATCACTACGACGTCGCGGCCGCGCCGGCAATCGAGAATCGCCATGACCGCACGCCCCAACAGCGGGTGCGCCATCTCCAAAGCCGTCGGCATGTCAGCCTCCTACCGGGGGAGGCTGAACGGCTCCCCAGTGACTGCGATGTATCGATCCTTGCTGTAGAACTCGATGTTCCGGCCGTCTCGGATCTTCGCGCCGGGACCCTCTGGGGCCTCTACGAAGACGTGCACGCCGGTCCCAGACTGGGAGACTTCGGCGAAGAGGATCGGCTGCTGGATCTCGGCGAGGACATCGGCGGCCCATGGTTCGAGCCGACCGTCGGTGAGGCAGTGGTCGAGGTCGAAGCAGCCAATTCCGTCGCCGAGGACGAAGCCGAGGCCGACGCCGGCCGTGGAGGCTGCAGCGTCGTCGAAGGTCGCCCAGGTGGCGGCGTTTGTCGATGAGGCCGACCGGCCAGACGTTGTGACGGGGCGCTTGTTCGTTTCGCGCCGGACCCAGCGGCGGCGGCTGGTCATGGCCGCGGGAAACCGCGGTGCGCGCTTGGCTGCACGGTGCGCGGCGACTCGGCAGCGCACGGAGCAGAAGCGCGCGTGCTGGTTCTTGAATCCCAGCCCCGCGCCGCAGCGTTCACACGTCCGATTGGCCATGTCTCAAGTCTACCGGAAGCGCGACCACGTGTAACGCTTTTTACCCCGGAATCGTAAGGAACTTTGACGCCCGGGCAGCACGCCGCAACCCGGTTGAAAATAAGCCAAATCAGTGGCCCGAAAAACGCCTAGTCAAGCCGCCCTGCGCCGGAATTACGACCTCGGGGGGATATTGGCCCTATACCTTGTGGCGGGCCTGCCCGTGGGAGGGGGAGGGGTGGGTCCCCGGGTCACTTTCGACCCGGAGTAACTAAATCGACGGGGCTTATTACCATCGGCGTGATGTGCGCAGCCGCCGCGACGCCGCTGGCGCCCGTTGCCGTACCGCGTCAGGATCCTTGTTGCCGCGACGCTGATTGCAGATGCGATGCGCCAGGCGAACGTTGTCTCGCTCGAGCGGTGAGCCACCCTTGCTGACCGGAACGATCTCATCGACCTCTGGCGAGCCGGGAAGGCCGTGTGGCAGGGACTTGTCTACGGGCTTGCCGCAGAGCCAGCAGATGGACTCTTCGCGGATGACGCGTTTGCGGAGTTTAGTGCGGGCTGATCCGTTGGCGCGCCTGATGTTCGGGCCGCTCATGTGCCGCTCATGACCTGACCGGAGACATACTCCGGCGTCACTTTTGAGGGTATCACTTTTGACCTTCTCGTGGGGGTGTTTTCTAGGCGGCTTTGCTGAGGCGGGGGTGGCGCTTTTCGAAGTAGGCCCGGTAGACGTCTCCGGGGTAGTACAGCCGGAGGGTCTTCTTGGTGGTGGTGACGCGTTCGAGGACGTAGGGGAGCGCCCCGCGGATGGCCCAGTTCTCGATGTCTTTACCGGTGACGTGGGCGCCGGTGAGGTTGTGGACTTCTTGGCGGACTTCGCGCATGGGCATGGGGTTGCCGCGGGTGCGTTCGCGGGTGCGTTGGTTGAGGTCGCGGGTGGCGTGAAGGGCTTGGCAGCCTCGGCAGATGATGGCGGGTGCGTGGGTGTCGCCGGTGAGGAGCCATTGGCAGTGTTCGCCGGTGTGGAGTGGTTGATCGCAGGTGCCGTAGATGCGGGTGTCTGCTGGGTTGTCGACGAGTCGCCAGGCGCGGGCGAGGAGGTCTTTGAGCATGTGTTCGAAGTTGCCGGCGTGCTGGTCGCGTGCGAGCTCGTTGGCGTCGCGATGCTCCCAGATGGCGAGCGCGCGGCGCATGCTCATGGCCTCGTCGTCGAGCGGCATGGGTGAGCCTGTGGTTCTGCTGCCCTTGGTGGGCTGGTTGGCGGGGGAGGTTTGGTCTTGCCGGCACATGGTGGTGTAGAGCGTCTGCCGGGTTTCGGTGACTTGGTCGAGGAGCTGTTGGAGGTGGGTGGTGCAGTCTCGGCAGAGGTAGGTGCCGGTGGTGGGGTTTTCGCAGTCTGGGTGGGTGCAGGGCTGGGTGGTCATGGTGTGGTCAGTCTCCGATCTGGTGGACGGTGACGGTGGCGCCGGGTTTGTCGGCTGCCCATTCTTTGCGGGCGCTCCACCGGATGATTCGGGCGTCGTCGGTGATTGCTCCGGCTTGGGTGAGGCCGTCGCCGAGGGCGCGGAGGAGTTTGTCGAGGTCGGGTAGGCCGGCGGGGTGTGTTCCGAACCGGGATTTCTTGGGTTCGGGTAGGTGGAAGGTGGCGATGACGTGGAGGGGCCCGTCGTAGGGGTCCCAGTCGGGGCCGAGGGTGGTTTTGGTTTGGGCGATGATGGCTTGCCGCCAGGCGGGGAGCTTTTTGCTCATTTCGATGAGGCGGCCGTGGCCGACATGTCGTTTGCTGCCTTGTGGTGCGGGGGTGCCGTTGATGGTGAGGGTGAAGGTCATGGCGGGAGTTTCTCTTATCAGAAGGGTGGGGTGGCGTTGGGGTCGTGGTTTGTCGGCAGGTGGGGTGGTTTGAGGAAGCCGGGGAAGCGGGCGCCGCATTTGTGGGTGGGTAGGACGAGGTGTTTGTCGCTGGGTGGGGTGGTCATGCGTAGGTGGTCGCGGTAGTGGAGGTGCCAGCGGTTGTTGCCTTCGTGGGTGGCGTGGATGGTGGGGCGGTTGGTGAGGGTGCAGGCGTATTCGTCGGTGGGTGTGAGTGGGGTGGGGTCGGCGGTGATGGTTTGTGCGAGTTGGTCGGCGTTGAGGCCGGTGAGGGTGATGGCGCCGCATTGTGGGCAGCGGCTGAATTTGGCGGTGCGGAAGCCTCCGGTTTTGGTTTCGAGGGCGGCGCGGAGCCATTCGGGGAGTGGTTCTTTGGTGGCGGGTTTTTTCGTGGGTTGGGTGGTGTTGGGGGTGGTGAAGAGGGCGGGTTGGTTGGTCATGGTTTGTGGGTTAGGGGCACAAGGGGCACGTGTTTTGTTTGTTGTTCTTGCGCGGGTGTGTGTGCGGGTGGTATCGCGCGCGGGTGCGCACCTGCGCAAGGGTGTTTAACAGATGTTGTGCCCCTTGTGTCCCTGCTTGACCTCTCCCGTTTCTGTTTGCGTCTGGGAGCGTCTGCCTGATGTTGTGCCCCTGATCTGCCTGCATCTGGGAGCGTCTGCCCGATGTTGTGTCCCTGTGTGCCCCTGCGTGTTGGTGGTGGCTCATGTGACTGGTCCGTCTGGTTCGTGGTGTTCGCGGCCGTCGAGGCTGTAGTGCACCAGGACGCCTTCTTTGAGGATGGGGCCGCAGGCGCATTCGAATCCGAACTCGTGGGGGACGACGTCGTTGATGGGGATGACTTCGGGGTGTGGGTACTCGCCGTTGGGGTGGTAGCACGCCCAGGCGGCGCCGTCGGATGGAGTGGTCATATCCGGCAGTCGAGCTCGTCGCTGATCGCGCTGACGGTCGGGCAGGGGTAGGGCTCTTCGTCGATAACGCACCAGTCGTCGTTCGGGTCGACGCCGGCCGGCTTGTGCAGCTCCAGCACGGCCCGGATGGCGTTGGCCATCTTTTCCCCGGCGTCGACGTCGTCGTAGGTGTTCAGCCAGTCGCGGATGACCTTACTCATCGCTGTGCACCTCCAAGTTGATGTAGACGCCGCACTCCCGGAGGCGCTGTTCTGCGACGGGGAAGTTCTCGCGTCGCAGGGCGTCGATTGCTTGGTCTACGCGCCCGTGGCCTTCGTCGGAGGTCATGTCGCTTCGGAGCGGACCATCGACGTAGGGGATCATTTCGGTCAGTGTCGGGACGGAGAATTCGAAGGGGGCGCCGTTCTCGTCGCGGTTGTCGAGGTCTCGGAGCCGGTATAGTTCAGTGCTCATCGCGCACCTCCAGCTTTTCGGTGATCGTGCGGCGGATGCGGCGCGCGGCGTCGTCGTGGACTTGTGCGGCTTTCTCCATGGCTGCCGGGGCATCCGCGCCGGGGTAGAGCCGCGCTTTCTCGGCTTTGGTCTCGTGCCACTCAGCGAGGTCGAGCATGGCCCGGAGCGCGGCGGTCATGCGCGGCACGTCGGCGCGTGAGTGGGCGATGAACTCGGCGTTGCGCCGCATCTGGTCGTCTTGGGCGTCTTCGCCTTCGTCCCACGACTCGACCTCGTACTCAAGGATTCGGTCATCTACGCGCCAAGAGCTGGCACTCCTGCCTACACCGTTCTTCCACTCAGTGCGGGCGGTCCCAGCATTGACCTGAATATCCCCTTCGCAGTCCTCGCAGTCCCACGGCCCGTCGGTTGCGGCGTCGGCGCGTGCCTCGACCTCGGTCAGGTAGTCGTGGGCGTCATTCATGGTCGGCCTCCAGCTTGTCGGCGCGCTCTCGGAGCACGCGGGCCATAGTGTCCATGCGCTGCGCAATGAGCTGAGCACCGGGGAGTGGGACGGCACCCGCATCCTGCCGCCATTGCTCGGCGGCTTCGGATTCGATCACCTTCGCCGCTTCCCGCAAGGCGTCGGCCTTGACCTTGGCAAGCCAGTGGTCGAACATTTCGCGGGCCTCGCCTATGCTCGGCGCGTCCAGGTTTGCCAGCGCCCATACCTCCGGGTTGGCCTCATTCGCAGCCCACCCCTCGCGCACATCGTCTGTAGTCAGCGCGTACTTCTCAGGCATCGTCGGCTCCCAGGTGCTGGACGGTCGCGGGGAGGGGGCGGGGTATGGGGTGGTTGTGTCGGGTAGTGCTTGCTCGGTTTGTTGGGCGTGGAGCTTTTCGACGCCGGCCCAGAGTTCGTCGCCGTGGGTGGTGGGTGGTGTCCAGCCGGCTGCGGTCATGGCGGGGACGGCGTCGTTGAGGAATGCGAGGACGATTTTCTGGAGCCCGTGTTTGGTGGCGTCGGGGATGACGTCCCAGGGCACGCTTGCTTTGCCGGTGTCGTACGGTCGGCGGGCGATTGTTTCGACGAGTTCGGGAGTGATGTGTCGGTGGGTCATGGTTTTCTCCGGAGGTCGGCGGTTTCGATGAGGTCTGCTATCCAGCGGGGCAGGTGGCGGAGTTGGTAGAGCAGGAAGAGCAGGAAGAGCGGCCAGAAGGGCGCGAGGAGGATGGCTCTGGCGCCTCCTGTGCGTGTGTCGTCGTAGACCTCGCTGAGCCAGTAGAAGAGGAATCCTCCGAGCAGTATGTAAGTGGCGACAACGCCGTAGACGATGAGCGCGACGATGATCCATTCAGGCACGGTGCTCCTCCTTGCGGGGGTCGGGTTGGTTGTTGAGGAGTCGGTGGGCGATGAGGAGGCCGGTGGCTGCGGTGCGGAGGAGGTCGTGGATTTCGAGCAGCTGCTCGGTGTGGCCGTTGGTGCGGGTGGCGTGGATGATTTGTTGTTCGGATTCTTTGACGGTGAGGAGGGTGGCTTCGAGGCATCCGGTGACGGCGGCTTCGAGCTCGCGGCCGGGTGGTAGCCGTGCCGGCTTAGGTGTTGTGCGGGCGGGGTGGCCTTGTTTGGGTTTGCGGTGGCGGTTGTTAGGCATGGTTGCCGGTCCTGTGGTCGTGTCCGGTGATGTTGATTTGGGTTTGTGGGTAGAGGTTGATGGGTGAGTAGGTGCGGTCTTCGACGATGAGGACGGTGGTGGAGCGGCCGTGGAGGATTTCTTCGATGACTTGGTTGCGGGCTTCGCGGGCGGTGATGTCGTCGGTGCAGGTGATGGTGCGGCCGATGTCGCGTCCGGTGAGGTCTCGGGCTTGACGGGTGATCACTGCTGTTCGCCACCCTTCAGCGATTGGAAGGCTTCGCGAGCGGAGTGCCATTCGGATGCGAGGATTTCCGTCCACCCGAATTCGGCCGCGCTGGCCTGCTCCTTGTCGGTCATTGGGTCGAGGCCGAAATTGATGTGTGAGTAGACGACTTCGTTGTGGAGGAAGATCTGACCGGTTCCCATGTAGCCGTCGCCCATGAATACGTTTCCGCGGCCTGGGATTTCCTTGGCCTTGTACTGGATTGCGGCCATTCGCTCGGCGATGGGGTTGTTCTTGAAGGGCTTCAGGACGCCACGGGTGGGCTTCTTCCACTGTCCGGGGAGAGCGTGACCCTCTGCTGCTTGGGTGCTGATCCCGGTCATTCGGCAATCGGCGAAGTACCAGCCGTGGTAGTAGCCGGCTGACGGGTCGCTGACGAGCTCCTCGCACAGCTGTCGGGCTTTATCGAGGAAAGTTTTGTGCCGGTGGTAGGTCTCTTCCACTGCTTCGACGACGTCGGGGTGGGCGGATTTGGCGTAGGCGGGGAACGGCTGGTTAGTCATGACGGGGTCCTTTCGGGTGGGTTTAGACGAGTGTTTGTTGGGGTTCGGTGCGGGCGTCGGGGTCGTCTTCGAGGGAGCGGAGTCCGACGTGCCCGTAGTAGCGTTGCCCGTTGATTTTTGGGGCGTTGCGGCCGACTTGGACGCCGTGGTGGGCGAGTTTGGTGGTGAACGCGCGGCCTTCGACGGCGTGCTCGCCGTTGCCCTGACACCAGGCTTGGTAGGCCTTGAGGAGGGCGGTGGTGCGGGTTTTCAGGTGGGGGTTGTCGGTGATGCATTCTTCGTCGAGGAACCGGCCGACGGTGTCGACGTCTTCGGCGTAGTTCTGGGTGGCTTCTTTGACTTGTGCGGGCTCGTTGAGGCCGTCGCGGTGGTATTCGGCGGCGCCTTGGGCGGCCCAGGCGAGGACTGCTGGCCCGTAGGTGGTGGAGAGGATCGTTTGGAGGTCCTCGACGCGGTCTTCGTCGTCGACCTTGTGGGTGAACGGGATGAGGCGTAGGCGCCGCCAGAAGCTGTCCCCGCCGGACTCAACGGAGGGCTGGTGGTTGCCCATGATCCAGAGGTGGTGGGACGGCTTGAACGTGAAGAAGTCTTGGCGCATGCGTCGGGCTTTGATGGTGTCGCCGCCGGTGAGCTGCTTGACTTTTGCTTCGTCCCAGCGGTCGCCTTCGTTGAGCTCTGACGAGACGACGAAGCGCATGCCTTTGAGGTCGGCGACGTCGGTGGGGACGGATGCTTGGAACCTGTTGGCCATGAGGAATCCGGCGGGGACGACGTCGGCGTAGTCGCCGAGGATCGCGACGAGGGTCTCGAGGAAGACGCCTTTGCCGTTGCCGCCGTGCCCGTACGCGAACGGGAGGAGGTGCTCGCGGACTTCGCCGACCATGCTGTACCCGACGAGGCGCTGCATGTAGGAGATCAGCTCCGGGTTGCTGGGGAACGTGGTGGTGAGGAAGGTGTCCCACACGCTGGTGTCGGCGTCCGGGTCGGGTGTGGTGGCGGTCATTTTGGTGTGGAGGTGTTCGGGGTTGGCGGGGCCGAGATGCCCGGTGGTGAGGTCGAGGATCCCGCCGGGGGTGTTGAGTTCCCATGGCCGGTTGTCGAGGTCGTCGATGCTGACGGTGATGGTCGGGTCGGTGTGGGCGAGGGTGAGCATGTTGGTGATGCCGACGGCGGACTGGGAGTACTTCTTGTGCTTGATGTCGTCCTTGTCGGTGTCCGGCATTTGCCGGGCGATGTGTTTGGCGAATTCGCGGACTCGGCCGCCGCCGCGGGGTTCGGTGATCCAACGGTGTCCGTCCCACGTAAGCCAGCGGCCCCATTCGATGGCGTACCGGATGCGGTGCCCGTAGACCTGTACGAGTCGTTGGGCGTTGGCGTCGTCGGAGTGCAGCAGTGACTTGTCTTCGCCGGCGCGCGCCTGGTCGAGGCTGACGACGGGTGCGAGGGCCGGCCCGTCGGTCCCGGTGCCTTTTGCCGTGTCTGTGCTCGTGGGTGCGGTCGGCGTGGTTGGGGTGCTGGCCTGGTCGGGGGTGAAGGGGCTGATGCCTTCGACGACGGTGACGCCGGGCGGGGTGGTGGCGAGTCGTTTGGGTTCGCCGAAGTTGCGGCCGCCGAAATGTTTGCCGTCGGCGAGCGCTCGGGCGCATTTTTGGTGGTCTCCGCCGTGGTGGATGAGGGCGAGGGCCCCGAACTTGGTGTAAGGGGTTTCGGGTTCGAAGTCGGTGCTGGTGGTGAACACGAAGAGGCGGTCGCGGTCGTCGGCGTGGCCGGTGGTCGCGGAGAATCCGGGGTCGGTTTTGCCGGGGCGCCGCCAGTAGCGGGTGTTGCCGCGGGTGAAGACGTGTTCCCATCCTTCGGGGGTGAGGATGTCTGACCAGTCGATTTTGGTTTCGAAGTCGTCGCCGGGGCGGAGCCCGTCTTCGGGCTTCCAAGCGGGTGTGTTGGTGGGTTGGGTTGGGGTGGCTGGTTCGTGTTGGTTGAGTGATTGGAAGAGCGCTTCGACGGCTTCGCGCTCACTGCTGGTGAGGGTGGGTGCGTTGGTGGGGCCGCCGAGGGCGCGGACCCATGGGCGGCCGGTGGGGTGGACGTTCCCGGCTGAGGGGGCGAGGACGACGAAGCCGCCTTCGCCGCGGGATTCGGCGAGGACTACGCCTTGTTTGTCTTTGGCGTATTTGGTGTTGGGTGGGACGTCGTGGTCGAGGTAGACGAGCCAGTGGAGTCCGCCGGAGGGGCTGATTTCGAGCCACCCGTTGTTGATGAGCTGCCAGAGGTCGCCGAGTCCGGAGGCGTGGGCTAGGTCGCGGAGTTCGGGGACGTGGTGGGCTGCGCGGCCTTCGATTTCGAAGAGGTGGAGGCGGTTGGAGACGTTCCCGGTGATGACGCCGACGCCGGCGGCGGGTTGCTGTTGCCACCAGATGTCGATCTGGGTGCGGGTGGCCGGGGCGGACGTGTATTGCTTCCAGGCGACGGCTGGCCTTTTGGTTCCGTCGGTGGCGACGGGGACGACGGACAACCCTGCGGCGGCGAGCTCGTGTGCCGTCTCAAGCGCTGATGCTGCTGCTGGGGTTGTCATGTGTTGGTGCTCTCCTTGATGGGGGTGAGGTTGTTGGGGGCGGCGTGCATGGTGGTGTAGATGTTCACTGGTCGTCCGACTTTGTGGATGCGGTAGGAGCCGCCGGGGACTGGGGTGAGGATTTCCCATACCTGTTTGGTTCGGGTCGGCCGTGGATCGCCTTTGAGGTGGACGCGGTCGCCTGGCGTGAAGGTCGGTTGTCGGCTCATGCTGCGATCCCTTGGGCGTGGCTGTTAGCCGCGAGCCGCTGGTAAATGTCGACTCGGCCATGACGGGTCAACTGGGTGTACAGGTAACCCGCCTTCTTGAGGCCGAGGCGTTCTGCGGCGCCGTTAGCGGTTTCGCCGTGGATTGCGAGGAACTCGGCATCTTCAATGAGTGCGGCGACCTTGTAGTCGCGGTGGTTGTTAAACCCGGCCTGGTAGATCTCGAAGTACAGGTCAGCTTCGGCTTGCACAATCTCCTCGGTGACAGGTTGGCCGCGCTTGACGAGTTTTTGGCGTGCGGACGTGCAGGCCCGGCAGTTCGGGATTGGCCCGTTGGGACGTGCATTGCGGCCAGTGATTTCGTGGCCTCGTTTGCAGGTGCTCATCGGTTCACTGGTCCGTTCTTCTTGGTGAGGCGGGCGCGCCGGGCGGCGAGGAATGCTTCGAGGCCGCGGACGTTGTACTTGTGCTGCTCTTCGGGGTTGGGCCGGTACACGGCACCGGTGTCTTTCTTCTTGACCGGGTAGTAAACGGTCATGTAGCAGCGGCTGCAGAGCCCGTGCCCGCCGACCCGGCGGAACCCTTCTCGGAGCGGGTGCTTCTGCGGCAGCATGGGGATCCCGCATTCTTTGCAGGGACGGTGCTGGTCCTTGGTCATCGTGTGCTCCTTCAGCGGAGGTCCAACTTGTTTTGTGGCCGGTCGCGGATTCGAACCGCGCGCCGCCGTCAGGGGCTCGTTGGGGGACAGGGTTCTGACGGTTGTGACTTGCCTATGCCGGCCCGGGGCGGCCCCACCCAAGTGTTTTCGGGTGTCGTGGGTGGGGCCGCGGTCGAAGGGTTGGGGTTACTTGCGGAGGAAGAGGAGCACGTTCTCGTCGGCGAACTCTTCGACCTGCTCGGCGATATCGTTGAACGCCGCCTCGATGACCTTGTCGATCCGGTCGAGCTTGAAACCGAGCAGGAGCCGGGACTCACGGAGGCGGTACCGGAACCGGGCCGTCACCTTGTACGGTTCGCCACCCTCGTACGGGGTGATCGCGAGCTGCAGCTCAGACGGGATTTCGAGGTTCCCCGACTGGCCGGCCCGAGCCGCCTGCGTCTCCACGTACTGGAACGTCGTGTTCCCGTCGGCGAGCCGAGACCCGGATTTGAAATCGACGCTCTTGGCGACCTGCAGGGACTGTGCGAGCTCGAGCATGTCTGCGCTGGACGGGTTGATGATCGTCGCCGCCTGGTCCTCGATGAACTCGGCGAACTCTTCCTGCCCGTTCAGCCGCCCGTCGAAGGTCTTCCACGCACGCAGTTCCTTCGTCTGCTTTAGATCGAGGATGACGCCGTGGGCGCCGCGGCCCGGAGCGATCTTGTCGTCGGTGCGGCCGTCGCGGGTGTGGCCAGCGTCGATGATCGCTTCAATGGTGCCGTCAGCGGGGCGAGCGAAGATCTCCGTCTCACCGCGGCGACCCCACTTTTCTAGGTAGGCGATGAAAGAGACCACGTTGGAGACCCTGTGGTTCGTCTCCTGCCGGCGTGGCCGGGCACTGTACTGGTCGGTGTCCACGGTGAAGATGCCCCGCTCGTGGTCCGAGAACGCGTAGATCTTCCCGGCTTCGAGTTCCTTCGGGAACACGGCCGCCTGGGCGAGGTCGGCGTATGCCCCGGTCTCAGTGCTGCTGTTGGTGTTGGTCATGGTTACTTGGCCTCTCGTAGCTGGCTGGGTTCGGCGGGCGAATCGACGACGCGGAGGCCGTCGAGCTCCTCCTGATCGGGGTTGTTGCGAGTCAGGTTGCCGGTCTTGTCGGCGTAGTAGATGCGCGACGGGGCATCGTGGACGGGCGCCTTGACGGCGACCTTGTTCGTGATCCGGTAGATCCCGTCAGCGGCCTTCTTGTCGGGTTCGACCTTCACGGTGAGGGTGACGGTGCCGGACTTTCCGGTGTCAGCGACGGCTGCGAGCAGGTCGTGAAGGCCGTCGGACAGGTCGCGGTGGGTGGCCTGCTCGCCGGTGAGGAACTCGTTGAACGGGCGGACGTGCCGGTCCTGGCCCTTCTCGTTGCGGGTCATGATTGGTTCTCCTTGGGTGTCGGGTGTTGCTGAGGTGTGCGGGGGAGTCTTCCGCGGGTTGGGGTGGCGGTGTACCGGGTGAGCTCACCGCCCGGATGCAGGCGGGCGAGCTCGCTCTCTCGGAAGGCGGTGCGCTTGTGCACGAATGCGAAGGCTTGCCCGAACTGCCGGAAAGCGGCCTCGTACGCTTCCTGGATGGAGTCGGCGATGATGGTGATGTACACGTCCGGGCTGATGCGGGAGTCCGCCGGGTGGGTGAGTCGCCGGTACTTCTGCCCGAAGGTGACGATGTATTCGCGGTCCATCAGGCGAGGTTGCGGATCGCCTGGATCGTCTCCGGGGTTGCCCCGGTCGTCGCGGAGATCTGCTGGTCTGTCATCCCAGCGGACAGGAGCGCTTTCACCTGTGCGGCGGTATCAACCTGCCCCGCCTGCGGAGCCGCGGCCGGCGCTTGCTGCTGCGGGGCCTGCTGGCCGCCACCGAACCCGCCACCTGTGATCTCGCCTGTCTGCTGGTTCACCTGCTGCGGAGCCGGTGCCTGCTGACCAGTCGGCGCCGCGGCCTGCTGGGATTGCTGCTGCGGCCAGCCGCCCTGCATCGGCGCAGCCTGCTGGGCCGGGGTCTGCTGCTGCGCGGACTGGAAGCCCTGCGGCGCTGCGCCTTGCGCCTTCTGCTGTTGCGGGGCCGCCTGCTGCTCGCCAAACACGCCGCCACCGGACGCCGGCGGCTGATAGCGCGCCTCGTACAACTTCTTCGGGTTCTGCGGGTTCTGCGAGTTCGGGTCGTGCTTTGTGAACATGACCGCGAGATACCCGCCAACCGCGAGGTCCTTCAGACCCTGGGCCCGCAACGCCTGGCGGATAGCCCACAACTGCCCGCCCTCAGTACCGGAGACGACCACCCACAAGTTGCGCACGCCCTCGTCATCAGGCTCTTGAGGATCCCGCTCGTTCGTCTGCAGCTTGATTGCGACCTGCATCTTCGGGTCACCCGACGGCCAGAAATCCGGCTCCTCCGAGTTGAACTTCCGGGCATGCACCGGCTCACCGATAGACACGATTTCGCCCTGGACAACGGCGCCCGGTTGCGGGAACTTCGCCGAAAGGACCTTGGTGGGGGAGAAAATACTCAATGCTCTTCCTAACTACTTGATGGGGTGGATTGGGGTTAGCTGTGGAACGGGGACCGGCCCGTGCGGGCGACCTCGTAGGCGTGATCGTCGCGGCACCAGGTGCACCACTTCGCGTCCTTGTTGTAGGGCCGGCCTGTCTGCTGCGACACCCGCTCCTGATCAGTGCAGGCCGCGAACACGGGCAGTTGCAGTGCTGCGTCGAGGCCGACCGTCTGCAGCACCGTCCAGTACGTCTCCGCACGCTGCAGGGCGGTGAGGGCGATGTGCTCGTCGTACTCCATGAAGTGGAAGTAGATGTCGCGAATCTGCCCGCCGCGGGGGATGAACGCGATCGCGGAACCTTTGACCGCGTACCCGTCCATCGCCCACCCGCGGGCGTACAACATCGCTTGGGCCGTGTACTGGGGCCCTGCCCCTTTGGCGCGGTACTGCTTCAACCGCTGCGGGCTGACGACCTTATGGTCGATGACGATGCCGTTCGACGTGTCGAAGAGGTCCGTGCTGCCGGTGATTGGCTGCCCACCGATGCTGCCGACTTCGACACGCTCCTCGACCAACCACCGCTCACCCGGAGCGAACCGGTGATTGTCGGCACCGAACCACTCCTCGAGCTGCGCGTGGAAAGCCGTCCCCAGGGGGGCCTCAAGCCGGACGTCCATGTCGGGGTCCGGTGGCTCGGGCACCTGCGCCAGCTTGTACAGCAGCGCCCGGTTGCAGGGGACACCGACCTCGCTGGGCCCGATCATCCGCTGCTGGGAACGAGGGTGGTTCTTGATCCCGTCAACGATGATTCGCCCGTACGCGTGCTCAGCGGCCGCGGCGAGCTCCATCGGTGGATCCTTGGTCAGATCAATCACGAGACGCGCCTACTTGATCTTCACGGTGCCGCTGGCTGCCCCGACCTCGGAGAAGTCCTTCTTGAGCTTCGGCGGGATCGCGGACGTGTCGAGGACCTGCTTGTACATGTGCGGGTTCACTTCGGCGGGGTAGTTCGCCTCGAACGCGGCCGCGTTGAACCGTGCCGGCGGCTTCGTCACGGTCACCGTGAGGTTGCCGATCTGGTGGGAGCCAAGCTCGAGGAGTTCGTAGAGGCGCGCCTTGGCCTCCTTCGCCTGGGCGGCGTATTCCTTGGACTGGGTCTCGGCGTCAGCGGCTTTCACGGCGAGCTGGTGGAGTTCGTCGGCGCGAGCCTGCTCCTCGTCGATCTCTTCGACGTCGTTGGTCCCGGCAGTGCTCTGGTTCGTGGCGAGAACCTCGTCGACTTCCTCGAGGATGTCCGTGCTCTGGCCGGTGGTGCTGGTGTGCTTCTGCATGATGGTGGGTCTTCTTTCCGGGCTTAGGGGTGGCCGGCGAGCGCGTTGGCGAGCCCGTCGGCGAGGAACATGGGGGAGTAGAGGAGGACGATGACGGCGAGGCCGCGGGCCGCCCATTGGACGGGTGCCGGCGCCGTGCGCGGTTCGTGGGGACGCTGGGTCATGACGGGGTGATCCCGTAGGCGTCGAGCAGGTCGGCGTGGTGCTGCTGGACGATGAGCGAGTACCGGCTGGCGGTCTGCTCGGCGTCTCGGATGACCTGGTGCAGTGGTTCCGGGTTGGGGAGTGCGAACCGGAGCCGGTCCTGCAGCCAGCGAGCCGTCTTGGTTGCATGGGCACGGGCTTCGAGGACTTGCCCGAGGGTGACTTCCAGTTCGGTCTGCTCGATCTTCGTTAGTTCGTCGAGTTGTGCGGTGCGGTTCGAGTAGCCGCCCTTGCCGAGCGCGGACAGGTTCACCATGTGTTCGCCTTGGAAGCTGATGACTTCCCAGAGGGTCTTGCCCTTGCCGAGGTGGCAGGTCATCCCCACCTCGAGCAGTGGCGTCTGCGTGATCATGTCCGCGCTCACCTGCCCGTCACCTCCGCCCGTGCAGCAGGGACAAGGGCGTAGTCCGACTTCCGACCGAGCTTCGGTGGGTTCGTGGCGAGCAGGTCAGCCCACTCGCGGAGCATGCCGCCCAGGGCCTCGAAAATGTCGCAGACAGCCTCAGCGAACTTTTCGAAGGCGCGTGCCTGGCGCTGCCGGCGCTCCTCGGTGATCTGGTCGCTTGCGGCCTGCATGTACGTCATCGCCAGTTGCGGTTGCCCGGTGCGCAACGCGTGCTCTGCGCGTTCGATGCGGCCGCGGACCGTCGTCAGCGCAGGCAACGGCTTCGGCGTGTGGGTGTTGGTGGTCATGCGAGGTTCCCGCTTTCACGTTCCTGGGTGTGGTCATCGATCCAGCTGAGGAGGTCGTCTCGACGGACCCGCCACTTCGGGCGGCCCCTGGTACCGATGTCGACGATTCGGAGGTCTCCGTCGTGGACGAGCTGGTAGATGATTTCCTTGTTGCAGCCGAGCAGCTTCCCTGCCTCCGTCAGGCTGTACAGCAGGCGAGCTTCAAGGACGTTCGCCCGATCGCGTGCTTCCTCAAGGCCCGTCGGGTCTACTTCTCCGAGGGGCTTGCCCCGGCCGTTGAGGCTGACGACTTCTGTGAGGTGTGGCCCCGGTTCAGTTTTCGCGCTCATGAGGTGCCTACCTTCCCTGGCGCTTGATGTATGCGAGGAGGTCCTGGACTGTGGCCGGAGAGCTGAAGATCCCGAGCCGGACGTTTCGGCGGGCTTTGGCCAGAAGTGCATCGTCGGCGTCGCCGATGGCCTCGCTATTGGCGGGTGAGCTGATCTTGAGTCGCAAGCTCGGCGCGACAGGACTGTCGGCGGCGTGGACGACGCTGACGGGCGCCTTGGCGGTCGGGTGTTGTAAAGTAGTCATCGTCTAGATGCCTTTCTTCTGAATGGCAGCCCTCACCTGTTGGCGCAGGTGGGGGCATTTTTTATGCGGCTGGTCGATGTTCCAGCTGGACCTCTGTCCGGTGTCGCTCGAAGGCTGGCGGCGTGAATGTCGACGGTTCGACGTTCAGTGCTTCGGCCAGAAGGAGCAGCTCGCGGAACGAAAATTCGGTCTTCGCGGCAAGCTTTCGGTTCAGGGTCGGATAAGGGATTCCGGTTTCATCCGAGACCGCGACCTTGGTCATGCCGGACCGATCGATCTCGGCCTGAACTGCATGGGCGGTCCACTCGGTGATCGCAGCGATCAGTTCGTCTCGATTGCTCATATGAACAATTTAGGTGTCGCGATGAGCAACTGTCAACCGGGGCTGGTTATCAATATGGGCATTGCAATTGTTCAATCTGATCATTAGGCTGTTCTTATGAACACACGCGAGAGATCTGAGGCATTCACTCGATACGTCGGGTTGGAGCTCAAGGGGCGCATCACGGCACACGGATTCACGGCAAAGACCGTCGCGGAATCCATGGGGCGTTCCGTGGCGGCGTTCAACCGCTGGCTCAACGGGAAAGTAGAGATTCCGCTCTCAGTTGTTTGCGAGGCCTGCGAGCTCATCGACATAGACCCGCGCGAAATCGTCGAGCGCGCTTACGACCGGATGGCGATGACTCTCGGGGAACGTGACGGGCGCACTTACGAAGAGGAGGACGTAAGTATCGCGCTGGCCGAAGCACGTGCCCTGGAGAAGCAGGATGCGAATGATCCGACGCCCGATTACTCAAAGTTTGATTCCAAGCAGGCAGAAGACTATGGCCTGGCCGCGTATCGAGGGGACGCAAATATTGGACCTGACGAACTACCGCACGAGCCCTGAGCACATCGCCGACTACCTCGGCATCAAAGTCATCACAGCCGACGTCCCGACAGGATGGTGGGGTCTCTACGACCACCCGCGACGAACCGTCGTCATCGCGCCAGGGCTGGCACCAGTGCAACGAAGGTGCACGCTCATGCATGAGCTCGGACACGCCTACTTCGAACACCAGGGGGTCACCGGCAAATACGAGCTCCAGGCCAACCGGTGGGCAGCCCGCCAGCTGCTCAGCGTCGACGACGTCGTCCACGCCGCCCGAGCAGAGCCTCGCCACAATGCCCTAGCCTGCAGCCTCGGGGTCCTACCCGACTTCCTGACACACTTCGTTGGAAGCCTTAGCCACCACGAGTACCGGCGCCTCTCGATGGCGCTCCATCCAGCAGGCGACACGGTCTGCGCCTAGCCCAAACACAACGCTCACAAAACAACATTCATGAAGGGGAAACCATGAGCACCAACAATCAGACGCCGGGAACGGGAGAATCGAAGTCGAAGGGGAAAAAGCTGCTGCTGTGGATTGGCGGTGGCATCGTCGGCCTCTTCGCGGTGATCATGATCATTGGGGCGATCGGCCTTTCGAACGAGCCGGGTGGCTTCGATGCTGCCGTCGAATCCATGCAAGCCGAAGAGTCCGCCCAAGCTGAAGAAGAAGCCGAAGCGGCCGAGGCCACACCATCCAGCGACAATGCATCCACGGAACCCACTGCCGCGCCCACAACCCCGGCCGACGAGACCGAAGGATCCGCGCCCGCTGACACAAACAGCAGCGAATCGAAGGAAGAGTTCGCCGACCGCATCTCCGAGGCATACCTAGACGGTGCAGGAGAGGCAAGCTACGCCGCCATCCTCAACCGCGACTCCACACTCATCCTCGGCTACACCAACGGCGTCGAATCACCTAGCGCCGGGACAGTTATCCTGACCGTCCAGCTCACCGAAACGGAGGTAGTCGAAGAAGAGCTCGACAAGGCAGCCACAGCTTTCATGAACATAGCTGGCTACGCCGAGGACGACCTCGACCGCGTCGAAATCGTCACATCCGACAGCTCCGTCCGAGGCGTCGCCAACCGCCACGACAACGCCCTGCTCAACCAGTAACCCGAACAGGGGCACAAGGGGCACAAGATTCGTTTACCGCCCTTGCGCGGGTGCGCGCGCGTATACACGCGCATGCGGGCGCACGCAAGGCAACGTAAGCAGCAACGTGACCCTATGTGCCCCGTGAATCGACCCAACCCAGATTTCTTGGCCAACCTTGGAGGCCGACCATGAGCAATCAAAAGTCCCGGCGCCCTAACGGGCTCGGCAGCGCACCGCGCCAACTCAAAGATGGCCGATGGCGTGCCGAGCTCATGGTCGGCAGCGAAGCCACCGGCGCACGTGTCCGCAAGTACGTGTACGGGCGTACCCGCCAAGAATGCGCCAACAAGCTCAAGCAGACCCTCGCTGACCAGCAAGCAGGCACGCTGACCACAGGGCGTGCACCACGTTTCATCGACTGGGTCGACTACTGGCTGAAGAACACTCCAGATTCACGGATCCGTCCTCGCACACGCCGCGAGTACGCCTCCAAGATCGACAACCACGTCCGGCACACCAGCGTCGCCCGTGTGCGCCTGGACAAGCTTGGGCCACAGCACCTGGAGAAGATCTACCAGGGCATGCGCGACAAGGGGCTTTCCGAGTCGACGGTGACCGGCTGCCACAGGATCCTCGCCCGGGCGCTCAAGGTCGCCGTCCAGCGCAAGCTCATCGGTGTGTCGCCGGCGACCCAGATGGACGCCCCACAGCAGGCCCCCTATAGGCCGCAGACCATCAGTGTCGCTGACGCGAAGCGGCTCATCGCTGCAGCCCAGGCGGACGAGGAGTATGGGGCGAGCTGGCTGGTCGCCCTCGTGGTGGGCCTCAGGCAGGGCGAACGCCTCGGCTTGGACGAGGATGACTTCGATCCAACGACTGGGCGTCTCGAGGTGAATCGGGCGCTCTTCACGATGCCGTGGCAGCACGGATGCGAGCTGGGGGAGGATGGTGGGCCTTCGTGTGGCCGGAAGAAGGGGGACCGGTGCCCTGAGCGGCGTGATGGCGGGACGTTCACGGGGCCACCGAAGTCTGAGGCCGGCCGGCGCGCCAACTTCCTACCCAGCCCCGTCGCCAAGGCGCTCTCAGCGCACATTGAACGGCAGCGGGCGGCGCGGGAGGCCGCGGGCGCGAAGTGGAAGGGATACACGGACCAGAGCGGCCGGAAGTACAACCTGATCTTCTCGCGCGCCAATGGCGCCCCGCTGAGCGGCAAACAGGACTGGGTGCTCTGGCGCGCATTCTTGGACAAGGCAGGTGTCCCCGCGGTGCGAGTGCACGACGCCAGGCACACTGCCGCGACCACGCTGCTCGCGCTCGGCGTGGACCCGCGGATCGTCATGGAAATGATGGGCTGGTCCCAGCAAGCCATGCTGCAGCGATACCAGCACGTCCTGGACGAGATGAAGCAAGACGTCGCGACACGTATTGAGGGCGCGCTTTTCGCGCCCGAGGAGCCGGCCCCGGACCCCGAGCCTTCAGTCGTGAGTTTGGATGCATTTAGAGCAAGGAAGCAAGCATGATGGATGCGACCCTGTGGCAGGTGGTCGTAGCGGCTCTAGGTGTCGTGGTCTCGGTCTTGGTCGCTGCCTGGGTGGCTAGCTATCAGTATCGGACGACCGTTCTGCATCAGGTGAGGCGCGACGTAGCGGATGCGCTGCAGCAGATTGCCGCGTTCCAGCTCACGGCATTCAAGCTGATTCATGAGCCCGACAAAAGAACTCTACAGATGACGCTGGACGAGCTCGCGGAAGTTGATTCCGACATAGTGGGACTGCTCGAGCGTCTACGGTTTGAGGCCGAAGCGGTAGGGCGGTCGCTTACCACCATCGAATTGTCTGCACCAGCAATCGTCGTTGCGCAGGCTGCTGCCATGAGGTCAACTGTCAACGTAATTGAGGGGCGCATAGCAGACTGGTTGAGGCTTTATCGTGACGGACTCTATTCATACAAGCTTGTAGAAGTCGATGGCAGTCTGACGCGCGAAGTTTTGGAAATGGGAGACGCTCGAACCCGACTCTTTGTGTCAGCTCTCGAAGCGAAGCCGCGGGGGATCGGATGGAGTCAGAACCGTCGCCGTAAGGCGTCCTCTCCGGAACAGTAA